GTGTAGGCGTGCTGGTCGCCCCATACCGAGAACGATATAATGCGTCTCATGCAGGTTGGCCCTCCTGTTATGTGCTAAATATAATTCACTGTCAGCATTCGCGCAATGGGAAAATTAGTCCATGACGATTATTCCAGTGCGACCCTTGTATCCCGCCACATGGCGATGAATGCTGGCCATAATGATGTCTTTGCCCGTCTCGCGATACTCTTCTATGATGTGCAAGCGCTTCGGGATCTTGATGTTGTGTGGCTTGGTCAGCCTCACGCGCGACGCGATTTTATCGTATCCACCATTGGCCAACTTGCCCTTTGACAGTGGGCAGAACGTGAACGTCATACCCGTGGGCCGCATCCAGTATGGCGTTCCGCCGGGATGTCTGATTGTACCACCGTATTGGTGTATGCGCGCGTACTTGGTGTCGGTAGCCAGCTTGACAACAAAGTCATATTCGCCATACTGGCGCTTCGACGTTCTCCACGACCGGCGAAGCGTTCCGAAATCAACCTTCAATCCAAAGTCGGCAAACTTCCTGCCGCTCATCTGGTCGCGCTGTATCGTGCCCTTGAATTCTTCCATTCCAACGAACAGGCCTTGACGCGCACGCACATTAAAATCCTTCACCTTTGCGCGTAGTCCGTCCATCATCTTCCGCGTATCACTGAGAGACATCTGAATCATATCAGGCCAACCACCCGGCGATATGGCATGAGTAGATTGTAGGCGTCATTGACAATTGGCGGGGGTGGACCCATCACCGAAGACTGCCACTGTGCGCCAATACGCTGGACTCCGCCGTCCTTGCTCACGCTGGACACATCGAGCCGCGTCTTGTTTGCCCACATGTGGCGCACCTGAATCTCACACGCGGTCACTATGTCGGGGTATGATTCACAGAGCGCGGCAGTGGTCACGCTGGCGAGCGTAGCGGTCGCGTCCCCTGCCGTTGCTCCCGCCTCGGTTGTGTACTCGGTCAGCGCTTCGCCAGCCTCGAACACGCCATACAGCACATCAGCCGTGAGCACCGTAGCCGTGGCCGATACCACTTTGCCAACCGCATACGACGTGCCGCCGAAGACATATTGTCCAGCCGTCCACGTCCCCGCAGATCCACTGATAGCGTATACCGAGCGTGTCGCCGTTGTGGCCAGCCCCCCGGTGTAGATTATCCGCAGACCTTTCTTGGCTATGAACGGTTCAGCGTTCGGCAGCACAACCGAGTTGCCATCTCTGCCAATGTAGCAATCTGAAATCTCGGCCTCGGAACCATCCCACTCACCGCCAGCATCAGAGTATACGGATGTCAATGTGGTAATCGGATTTGCCTTAGGATAGTATTCCTTGCGTTCGTAGTCCACATCGAAATACTCTGTCCGACTCTCGATATGCAATGATCGGTTGAGAAACTTCTCTATCTGAGCGCTGACCGATGGAAGCCACATCATCAGGTCGCGCTTGTTGATGTCGTTATTGGTGAGCACCGTAGCACCTTGCCCTACGCAGTACCGAAGCAACCTATCATAGCTTGACAGCATCATCTGTGCCATGTGTATACTCCCATGGTAATAGGGGCAGGTATTTCTACCTGCCCCTCATTCACTCACCACCACCGTACGCGACTACTCAACGTCAATGGTCTCGACATTGCCCACGGGGCAGGTGTCGGCACGACCCAGGACCGCAGTCACTGCGATGTTGGTGCTCTGTGTTCCGCTAGACCCGAAAGTCCCGGAGGCCTGAGCGCCAACCCACATGTACCGCTTGTGGTTCTTGGTCAGAACATTACCGATCTTGATGGTCATGTCATCACTGGACGACATGGTTGACACCAGAGTTCCGCCAGTGACAGGAACGGCACTGGTAAACACATCCTGATCGCACTCGTACAGCTTCGCGCTAAAAGTCGAAGAGCTGAGGACGTCGCCCACATTGAGAATGAGCAGCATCTCATCGTAGCCCTTGGTGTCAATCGACCCGCGACCGAAGCTGACCGATGTTGCCGTGAACGGACCAGCCGAGATTACCTGCTGGACCTTGAGATCCTCGATAAGTTTCCCTCGTCCGATACCCATGATATTCTCTCCTTGTTCATTTTTGTTTCGGCCCTACTTGTTATCAACTACCGTCACCTACCGGCTTACGCTGTCCACTCGCTCTCTGTCGTGGATGCACCGCTTGCCAGTGTGAACGCGCTCTCACGCACAATGCCGCAATCGAATTCCGCAAACATCACAATGTAGATCTGGTCATCGAGCAGGGCCGAGCCCGTGCTACCATCACCAGCCACATCGGACACCTTGAGAATCAGGTCGCGCCACATGGGAATCCAGAACATGCCCCAGTTACCGAAGATCACGCGCGAAGACGTGCTGGACGAACCGGAGGTCTCGTCATTGGGCACGATGGACGTGGAGCGGATCTTGTAGCCGAGCTGGTTGCTCAACAGTTCGTCGGTCATCAGCAGGTTCATGGGCATGATCGGTGCACCAGTGGCGGAGGTCTGACCGCTGTACTGTGCGATACGCTCACGCTTCATACCAGCCTTCACGCGCGGGTGCATGAGGAAACCACAGTTTGCACCGGCTGCGCTCAGTTCATCGGCAACCTCAAGGTCAGTAATCATCTGCGCGGCATGATCGATCTTGAACCTGTTGCCACTCAGTGACACACTTGACGTTGTGGTCCCGGTCGTGTTGAGCAATCCCTTGGCCTGGTAGTTGGCGCCAGTACCGGCGAGAAGCTGCTGCTCCATCTTGTACTTCAGCGCGTACTGAAGATCGTCACGGATGATCTTGTCACTGACACCACGCGACTGATAGACAAGACGGTTGCTCTGCTTGGTGAACGCGCCGATCTTCTTCGGGCGGAACGTGATCGAGCTGTAGGCAACCTGGCTCTCGGTGGGCTTGCTATTCTCACCGACCATGTACGCGGTCGAACGGCTGGACTTCTTCGGAATGGGAAGGTCGCCCGTGAGCCCGCGCACCACGTTGGCACCGAGTTCGACAATGGGCATTTGCGCCATAGCAAGGTCCACAAATTCCGATGTTACTTCGTCAGGAATGAGATACCCACCCGAGGTGCCGTCGCCAGCATAATTACTGCGGAGCTTGATAGCCTGAGTAATCATCTCAAGTTCTTGTCCGGCGTCCTTCCATGCTTCGGCCTTGATCGCGCCCTGCTTCTCTTTGTAGATGGCAGCTACGGCCATACCGAAGTCAAAGGGGGTTTTCTTGTTCTGATCGCGCAGACCCGACACCTCACGCGCGGAAGCAACCTTAAGCTGCTCTTGCACGCTGTTGACGGTCTTGGCAATCTCATTGAGATCGCTCTTCAGGGCCGCGACTTCTGCCTTTGCCTTGTCGCCGGTTTCGGCGGCAAACTTGTTGAGCTGCGTCTCGATGCTCGCGCGCTGCTCAGTGAGCTTTACTTCCAGTTCTTTGAGATCCATGATTTTCTTCTCCGTTGTTGATGGTTACATTCACGGCTTTACACGGATGTTGATACCCTCACTCATCACCCTTTCGTAAATGTCACTGATCTGCTTCGCTCCGTCGCCGGGATTAGCGGGAGGAGTCTGCTTCACGGACATTTGGTCAAGGCGGTCAATGATGGCATTGGTCCGCAGTTCCGTTTGTTCGATGAACTTTGTCAATGGTTCGGTGATGGCTTTGACCGCTTCGAGTATCGGCGTCATATCGAATGCGATTGGAGCGTTGACAATAAGGGACTGAATTGTCACTTTGTTATCGTTGGTCGTGCCAATAGTAAGCGGATCGTCTTCTGAAGCGGTGTCAGGATTGACCTCGGTCAGCGGCTCGACAGCAGGCGCCGCGGGCGTCTCTGGTTCCGTCTTAATAGTCGGAATGACAAACGTGCGACCTACCTTGCCGCGAATGGTTTCAACGAAATGATCGAGCAAGTTTACCTCGAACCACTCGGCCAACACAAGCGCGTCAATGTCCTTCTGCTCGAAGTTGGCGCTTTTGAGGTCGCACGATTTCAGGGCGTTCTGCAAGGCGTCGGGATTCGCCGGTATGCTACACGGTGAGAATTCGAGGTAGTCCCACTCCGTATACTCAACACCATAGTCACCGAGTCCGACGCGCGACCGCTCTTCCTGCGATGTGGGGCGATTGCACTTGATGGGCATAAAGCCAATCGAGCACGCTGGCATAAATCCGCTCGAAGCGAACTTGTACACCAGGTCGGCGCGGCCCGACGTGTCAACGCGGTCATCTAAGAAGAGCGCTTGCGCGGGAATGTTTTTCGCCTTCTTGTCGATGCTGATTCTCAGCGAGCAACCGACAGGATAGTTGTCGTGCTGATGTGAAAACATCACCACAGGGTTTTTCAGGTAGCTTTCAAGGCGCGCACCTGCCGCTCGCACCACGTCACCGTATCGGTCTGGCGTCTCGTTAGTGGTCTGATATGACAGCACGCGCGACTCGTAGCCGGGCAGATATTCCTTGCCGATTTTGGCACACAGCTTCTTGCACTCATCGGGGTTCATGGACACGCGCGACGGAGGGACGGCAGAGTATACGCGCGTCTGCTTGTCGGATTGCTTGCTCTTTCCGATTGCTTCAACGTCTTCTGTGCCGTAGAGTGCGAGAAGTGTTTCCTTGTCCATTGTGTGCTCCTTGTTGACAATAAAAAAGGGGCCTATATGGGAAGCACCCAGATAAACCCCTCGTTGGCTTGCGCCATGTTTTCGTGTGTTCTAAATCGTCAAACGAATCTCTCTAAGACACTCCCGATGTGGACACTTGGTTTGTATGATAGCGCCCTTGCTCCTGATAACAGAAAGAATTCTTCCGTTACAGTGAGGACACCTAATCATACGCGGAATCGGTTCAGTATAAATATACCTATCCGCATTGCGAATTACAACAGACACCGAGCTGACGCCTTCAATTGGCAATGTTGGCCCCTGTTACCTGGTTGTATATTGCGGCCTTTTGGGTCAGCACATCTACACGCCGCGTCAGTGCATCAATGTTGCACGTTGCCTCAACGGTATCGAGATTCACGCGCATCTGTAATTCGCCGCCGCTCACTCGCTGCTGATCTCTACCCTTTGCGAGTGCAAGATTGGCAATGAGAAACGACTGGACCAATATCACCACGAGCATACCAACGTCATGCCACTGCATCGGGTTTCTCCTTCGCTTCACGCATTGAAGTAAGGCGAAAACGTATAGACGAGACCGCGGTGAAGAGGCTTTGGCGCTTCGGATTTAGCTTTGCCAGTATCGCCCGCGCTTTCTGCTTGAATGTCATTGGCGCCGTCTTCTTGCGCTTTGTCATTGGTAGTCCCTTCGGATGTTGGGTAAATTTTTCTCGGCCTTCCAGGTCCACGTCTGGCTTCATTGTCGTTCATACTATACCGGCCCTTCTGCGTAGATTGTGACACACCTACAATTTATGATCTGTCCAAGATCACCCGTTGACTCAAGAGGATAATGGACACCAACATACGGAAACACGTCGCCAACGCGCACGATGGTGCCATCAACCATGGCGTGAGCCGTGCGCACACGTTCGTCTTGTGATGATAACCACTGGTGGTACTCAACACCCTCGGTCTTGAACGCATCGAAGCGCGCTGTGCTACTTATAGATCCGGTCTCGGTTCGCGCTATGGTTGTCGCATTTCCTCGGCGCTCCTCAATCACGTTGCCTATTTCTTCCTTGATCTTCTTCGCATACTCCTGTATGGTCCAGTTATTTGTTTCGCCCTCTGCTATAATGTCAACGAGATTATCCTTAACGGAGTCAACTGTGGTTCCGTTGATGCCGTATAGCACCTGTCGGCGCGCGTCAACCATGCTGTCTATCATCGGGTCTGTGACCTTCCATTCCACCAGGTCGCCGAGTTCTTCCTTCAGCTTTGCGCGGTCAGTCTTAAGCTGAGTCACAAGCTGCGGTCGGTACATGTTGACGATTGCGATATTCTCTTGCGTGAGGTCGATATTGAACATGTACGGACTCACGTTGGCCGTGTGCTCTGCCTTGTTCGACAGCTCCTTGCGCAACCATGCGTCAACCTTGTCTTGCATCTTGTTGCGCTGCGACAGAAACAGGTCGTTGATCTTGCGCTTGAAACTACGTTCTCCGGGATCAAGGACACGCTCGATATAGTCGGCGCTGATTTTGTCGCGCTCATCTTTGGTCAGTCGCACCACGATAGCCGGGGCGCTTTTCTCTGGCGCTGTAGGCGCGTTGGCTGGTCCACTATACGGCGTCGGCACCTTGGGCTCCTCATTGAGCCATGGGTAGTCCTTGAGGTCTTGCTCTGTCAGTTGCACATCAGTTAACCGTGCGGCCAGTGCGACAGGGAAGCGAGCGTCAACAAAGACCTTGAGCGCGTCCGCTTGTGGCTTGATGTCCTTCTGGAGCACTGGAATGCCCGACACATCTTCGACAATCTCGATTGGAGTTGACGGGTTGATATTGTTGACCCACTGAGAATTCAGAGCCTCAGTGATGTGTTGATGTCGTGGAAGATAAACATCTTCCATGAGCATGCGACGGCCCTCAACGATTGTCGCCATGTTGATCTGCTCGTAATTGCCGAGGGCAATTTTGTTGAGACCGAACACCGCGATTATCTCGTCACGCACGCTTTCTTTTTGAGAACTAAACTCCATGTCCTTGGCAGTATTGGCTATGGCTTGAAACTTGAGTCCGGCTCCGAGCACGGCCACACGGCGTGCGTTGCCCGGCCCGCCATTGCGCTCATACCAGCCTTTGCGGTACATGTCCATCTGCTCTTCGTTGAGATAGCCATCCGCAGAGAGGATGCCACTCGGCACCGCATCATTGTCGTACATTTGGCTATTCCACACGTCGCTCTTGATGTCCTGCATTACGGCGAGCTTGGCGGCTTGATATGCGGCAATACCCTCATACCAGTTGTATGGGTTGTAATTGTAAATGCGAATGATTTGGTGCGGCTCGTAGTCGATTCTTGACTCTGGAATGCCGGGGATCTGCCACGTCCAGCCCTTGAATACCTTGCGTCCGTTGGCATTGGTATTTTCCCATACTGTCACATAGTCAGAGCTATATGGATACATTGCGGCGGGGATGTCTCCACGCGCAAGATCAACCTTGGGATCTTCCTTCCCACTGTTGCACACGATGAAGCATTGCCCACCGGGCGAGTCCTTGCCCTGCAAGTCAAGACAGAGCGAGACCGCTTGCATAAACGTTTTGCCGGTCATCAGGTGGTTGGGCTTGGCAAAGAGCTTGGCGAGTTGAGGACTTTCAACCTTTTCTTGCGTCGCTATACTGCGGAAAATATTGGGGATACGCGCTACCTGCGAGCTGATGGCACGTGCGCATGCGTAAATAATCCATTGGTACTTGTAGGGATTTTTTTCGATCTCTTGTGATGTCAAGTTGCCGTTGCTACGAGAGCCGAAGAAAAATGTGGGTGACGGATTAGGGATGGTTGATTTGGTGACGGCGAGCGCCCTGCCCATGTGGTCGTAGAGAACCGGCATTGTCTCTGTTGTCTGCATTGGTGCTTCTCTCTTGGCCCTGCTATGTGAAACGAATGTTACAGCATCATAAGTTGGGGAGCGCTGCCTGTCAGCCTGTTGATTGCTTGGCTCATGGTGTCAACCATATCGTCGTTAGTGCCATTGGGAAACAC